GTGATGATCCTAGATCCTCTCCGCGTTACTAATACGTTGGCATCTACTTCTGTTGGTGTCATTGTTGAAAAGTATCCTGGAGATGGTATGGAATTCGCCTGTCCTGAGTACTGCTTTGGAGCTCCTGTTACTGTGGATACTGGAGTTCCACCACCCCCGACTTATAATAACAAAGTCGCGACAAATAAGATCACAATGAGCGCTCGCCAATATCGAGAAACAACAGCTCAGATGTGGGAACCAACTCAGCAAGACCAAGCAAAATCTGGCCGAGACGATGCTGATCCTTGGTTTCGAGTACCCCGAACGTCGGAATCCATATCCCTCGAGACAGTCGGAGAACGAATCGTGTCCCTTAGACAATTGTTCAAGAGATTCAATCTTAACACGCGTGTATCGGTTACTGTTGCACCCAATACTAATTATATGCGTTTCCATCCTTGGGCTCTTAATAATATCACGTCTACTACGACTGATAACCCCACAGTCGTGGACTCGATCTCGTACTTCCTGCCGTTGTTCGGGTACATGCGTGGAGGGATGCGAGTCAAAATAATGCACAATAACACCACACTGCAATCAGAGCGTGCGATGTTAACTGGGAGTGCATTTCAGTTCCCAGATATCACGGGACCTTATCAGGGGAGCATTGTATCAAGTCAGGATACTATTATCAGAATAGAGCCCGGAACCGCGATGGTTGTAAACAACCCTCAACGTGATGGGATCTTTGAAATAGAGATTCCTTTTTACAATGATTTTCCAATTTGCCCAGTACCAAGTAAACCTTTGAAGTTTACGACCACAGATACCAAGCAGCAACAATTCTTTACGAATACGCGTTTCACTTGGTTCTGTGACAAAATTTTAGAAGATGAAACAATAGACATCTACCGCGCTATAGCGGAGGATTTCTCTTGTGGACTTCTTCAGGGAACCCTGCCCATTCGTTTGGCAGTAGCTCCCACCCCATAGGCGCACCTGATGTTTATAAAGAAAACGTCAAGGTGAAGCAAGCTAGAAATTAGTGTCCTACGATTGGACCACCATATATTTTTCCCCGCCTATCGGGTTTTCAATGGTGTTCCAACCGTT